GGCGGTCGCCGGCGGGTCCGGCGAGGCCGACCCGGCCGCCCCCGTCCAGCGCGTCGTGCTGGTCGGCGTGCTCCCGCCGCGTGAGGTCGACGGCTTCACCGCGGCCGAGCGCGAGCTCCTCCTGCACGGCGGGATCGCGACCGTCACCGCGGGCCCCGGCGGCGTCGTGCAGACGGAACGGCTCGTCACGCTCTATCAGCTCTCGCCGGCCGGCGCGCCGGACGTCTCGCTCCTCGACGTCGAGACGCTCTTCACGTGCTCGTTCATCCGCTGGGACTGGAAGCGGCGCACCGAGCTCCTGCACCCGGCCGCGAAGCTCGCGAACGACGGCACCCGGTTCGACGGGACGACCGACGTCGTGACGCCGCTCTCGCGCCGCGCGGAGTTCGCGGCCGCCTACCGCGAGTGGGAGGCGCAGGGCATCGTCGAGAACTTCGAGGACGCGATGCGCGACTCGACGTTCGTGCGCGACCCGACCGACCGCAACCGGATGAACGAGACGATCTGCCCGGACTTCGTGAACCAGTTCCGCGTGCTCGCGGTCGGGCTGCAGTTCCGCCTGTGAGCCGAGGGGCGCGCGCCAGCGCGTAGGAGGAGGACGACGTGGGACGGAAGACGAACCGAGTCGGCGGGATCCTGTTCCTCACGATCGCCGGCACGAGCTACCGCGTGCAGGGCGACTTCGAGATCACGCCCGGCGGGACGATCCGCACGGCGGTCGAGTGCGAGAACGCGATCGGCGGGTTCAGCGGGAAGCCGCGCACGCCGATGATCAAGGGCACGATCCTCGACCCGGGCGACCTCGACGTCGCGTCGGTCGACGCGATCGAGGACCAGCCGGTCGTGCTCGGGCTCGGCAACGGCCGCGCCTTCGTGCTCGGCAACGCCTGGTCGAGCATCGGCGCCTACACGACGAAGGACGGCGGGCTCGCGATCGAGCTCTCCGGGAAGACCGGCGAGTTCGTCGACGGCGCGTTCGCCTTCTGAGCCGCTGCCGAGGTCCAGGAGCGCGACCTTGAACGAAGTGGAAGACGTCGACCTCGAGGCGCCGGCGCCGCCGAAGCTCGTGAAGGCCGGCACGCGCGAGGCGGCGGCCGCGGCGTTGAAGCCGGAGGGCGAGGCCGAGGCGCAGGCCCGCGAGCTCGCGGAGTGGACGCCGAAGGCCGCCGCGCGCGAGTCGATCGACGTGCAGCTCGTCTACCCGATCCAGTTCGGGAGCGACAAGATCGAGCGCTTCACGATGCGGCCGGCGACGGCGCGCGTGCTCAAGCACTTCACGCTGCGCCAGGCGGCGCGCACGTACGAGCACTACCTCGACTCGATCGGCCTCATGGCGAACCAGCCTCCGGCCGTGATCGAGGCGCTCGCGCCGGTCGACATGGACCGGCTCGTCACGGTCGTCGTGCTTTTCTGGACGGCCTCCCGGAGAACGCGCGCTCCATCCTGAGAGGCCTCGTCACGCGGAGCGGGTTCACTGAGTCGGAGGTCCTCGCGATGAACGGCGCGGACCTGGAATGGTGGGCCGAAACGATCGGGATCGACTAGCCGGAGCGCGCGCGCATGGCCGAGACGAGCTACCCGCTCCAGGTCGTCCTCGGGCTCGTCGACAAGCTCTCGAAGCCGTGGAGCGAGACGCTCGAGCACCTGGCGAACACCGAGAACCGCTGGGTCGCCGGCGCGGCCCGCCTCGGGCACATCGTCCTCGAGCAGGCCGTCGACGTCGTGAAGGAGGCGTTCCACTCCGGCGAGGAGATCGAGCGCTCCATCAACCGGATCCGCGCCGCGTCGCACGGCGCCGAGCTCGAGATGATCGAGGACCGCCAGGCGCTCGTCCGGATCGGCCGGGAGACGCTCGCCGGCACGCACGAGGCCGCGAAGGCCGTCGACGTGCTGGCGCACTCCGGGAACGACCTCGCGGCGGCCTTCCTCGAGGCGACGCCCGCGCTGCAGCTCGCCGACGTCGCGCAGATGGACGTCACGGCCTCGGCCCGGATGCTCGACCGCCAGCTCGACGCCTACGGCCACACGGCGGCCAACGCGGCCGAGGACGCCGACCTGCTCGCGCGCACGAGTCTCAAGCTCGGCGAGACGATCCCGGCCACGGCCGAGGCGTTCTCCTCGCTCGCCCCGATCGCGCGCGTGCTGCACATACCGCTCGAAACCGTCGCTGAAATGCTGCTCGCGCTGCACGAGAAGGGCCTGCCGGCGGCGACCGCGGCGACCCAGGTGCGCGTCGCGCTCTCGGCGCTCAACAAGCGCGGCGCGACCGACGCGGACGGGATCCTGCGAATCGGGCGCGCGCTCGACACGATGCGCGAGAAGGGCATCACCGGCGCGCAGGTCCTCCAGGCGCTCGGCCAGCGCGGCGGCGTCGGCCTCGCCGGGCTCCTCGAGGCCGGGAGCGAGGGCCTGGCGCGCCAGGGCGACGAGCTGCAGCGCGTGAACGGGCTCCTCGAGCAGCACGCCGAGCAGAACCGCGGCTCGGTCGGCGCGACGAAGGAACTCGCGAACGAGTGGCAGAACTTCCTCGACGTGATCGGCAACGAGGAGACGCTCGACAACGTCGCGAAGGTGCTCGGCGTGATCGCCGGAGCAATCGAGGGCATTGCCTCCGGGATCAACAAGGCGTTCAAGGCCGCCGAGAGCGCCGAGGGGCCGCTCGCGAAGTTCCTCTACGACTGGAAGTTCGGCGGCACCGTCACCGACCGCTCGAGCAACCCGAAGGTCCAGGCGATGATGGACGCGGCCGACAAGAAGTACGGGCCGGTCGACTGGGACAAGGCCGCGGCGGCGATGCGCGACCGTCCGGAAGGCCCGACGAAGAAGAGTGACGTGACGATCCGCCTGAAGAACTTCCCGAAGGGGACGACCGTCGAGCAGTCGGGCGACGTCGACGTGCAGACGGACCTCGGGCTCGCCATGCCGAGCGCCGGGAAGTAAGGGGGGACCGTGTCGACCTGGCGCGAGCGACTGCAGCCGGCGAGCTTCCGCGGCTTCCCGTTCAAGGTCGCGGCGAGCTCGACGGCGTTCGGCCGGCGCGTCGCGCCGCACGAGTACCCGTCGCGCGACCTCGAGGACTGGTCGGACGACGAGGGCAAGCGCTCGCGCCTCTTCGACGTCGAGCTCTACCTGATCGGCCCCGACCACGACCTGCAGGCGAACCGGCTGCAGGACCTCCTGGAAGAGGAGACGGCCGGCGACCTCGTGCACCCCTTCATGGGGCGGCACCTGGTCAAGCCGCTCGAGGGCCGCCGGCTCGACAACCCCGCGCGCGAGACGAACCTCACGACGTTCCAGGTGACGTTCGTGCAGTTCCGGGACCAGCTCCCGGGACCGACGACCGACGACCCCCGAGCGCTGCGGAACGCCGCGGCCGGGGCGCGCGACGCCTCGAAGGCCGAGGTCGCGGGCGGCGTCGTCTCGGAAGGCGTGCCGGACTTCGTCCGAGGGGGGACGGGGACCGGGATCACCGACGTCACGTCGGTCCTCGGCGCGCTCACGTTCGCGCAGGCCGCCGGCGACTCGGTCGGCAGCTTCGCGCGGAACGTCACGGCGCTCGCCGGGCAGATCAGCTCGCTCGTGCTCGCTCCGGCGAACCTCGCGATCGCGATCCACGCGGCGACGGACTCCATCCGCGCCTCCGCGCTCACGCCGCAGGACGCGCTCGGCGCCTACCGGATCGCGTTCCAGGTCGCCGCGACGCCGATCCGCGGGACGTCGGAGCTCGCGCTGCAGGCGCAGCGGAACCGCGACCTCGTGATCCACGCGGCGCGCGTCGGCACCTGCTACGGCGCGGCGCTCTGCACGACCGAGGCGACCTGGTCGTCGGCGGACGCGCTCGCCGAGGCCGAGGCCGCGGTCCTCGACCAGCTCGAGGAGCTCGAGGCCGACGCCTCGACCGACCTCTACCGGGCGCTCGAGGAGCTGCGGACGGCCTTCGTGCAGAACCTCGAGTCGACGCTCTCGCGCGTGCAGAACCGCCGGACCGTCACGCTCTCGCGCTCGCGGCCGTCGCTCGTCGTCGCCTACTCGGTCTACGACGGGCTCGAGCGCGAGCCGGACATCGTCCTCGTCTCGCACGCCCGCGACCCGCTCTTCGTGCCGGGCGGCGTGCCGTTTACCTTGACGGTCGATGGCTAGAGACGACGTCGCGGTCCGCGTCGCGGGGCAAGTCTTCACGGGGTGGGAGAGCGTCGCGATCACGCGCGACGTGCTCTCGGCCGCGGCCGGCTGCGTGCTGCAGGTCGGGCCGGTCACGCCGTTCCCGTTCCGGCCGGGCGCGCCGATCGACGTCCGCTTCGGGAAGCACCGCCTCTTGGCCGGGTTCGTCGACCGGGCCGAGGTCGGGCCGCACGAGCGCACGATCGTCTGCCGCGACGCGACGGGCGACCTGATCGACTGCGATCCCGACCCGGACTCGCGCCGCGAATGGACGGACGCCGGCGTCGACGCGATCGCGGCCGACCTGGCCGCGCCGTTCGGGATCACGGTCGCCGTCGAGGGCGACGTCGGCGGGCCGTTCGCGAAGTTCGCGTGCGAGCCGGCGGAGAAGGCCTGGACGGCGCTCGAGCGGGCGCTGCGCGTGCGCGGCGTGCTCGGCTTCTCGCCGGGCGACGGGCGCCTCCTCCTGAAGAAGCCGAGCAGCTCGCAGGCCGCCGTCTTCCTGCTCGAGGGCGTGAACCTGGTCGACTGGAAGGTGAGCGACTCGCTCGAGGACCGCTTCTCGACCTACCGCGTCCTGGCGCAGCGGCCGACGAACCAGGTTGACTTCGGGTTCGTCACGAACGAGTCGAACGGCCGCGCCGACGACCCCGACGTCCCGCGCTTCCGCCCGAGCGTCAAGTTCTCCGAGAGCTCCGGCACGAGCCAGGACGCGCAGGAGCGGGCCGAGTGGGAGAAGCGGGTCCGCGCGGCCCGCTCGACGTCGATCACCTGCGTCGTGCGCGACTGGTGCAAGGGCCGGAACGAGGACGGCACGCCCGGCGACCTCTGGAAGCCGGACGAGCTCCTGCGCGTCCGCATCCCCCGCCACGGCATCGACTCCGACTGGTACGCGCAGGCGGTCGAGTACCGGCGTGCGCCGCGCGAGGGCACGCTCGCGACGATCAAGCTCGTCCCGCTCGGGGCGCTCGCGCCGAGCCCGGAGGAGACGCCGGCGCCGAAGGACCCGCTCTCCGGGATCTTCGGCGGCGCGGCCGGCGGCTCGCTCGAGCCCGAGTTCCCGGAGGACTTCGACCAGTGAACCCCGGCCAGTGGCGCTTCGTCACGCGCGCGCTCGAGGCGCTCCGCCAGCGCGTCGGGCAGACGTTCGCGCGCTGCGTCCTCGAGTCGCTCGAGTCGACGAGCGGCCCGCTGCGCGGGACGTTCCGGGTCCTCGCCGGCGAGCGACGAGCGGCCGAGGTCCTCCAGAGCTACGGCTTCCAGTCGCGCCCGAAGGGGGGCGCGGAGGGGCTCGTCTACTTCGTCGGCGGCGACCGCTCGCACGCGGTCGTGGTCGAGCTCGGCGACCGGCGCGTCCTCCTCGAGCTCGTGGACGGCGAGGTCGCGATCGCCGACGACCTCGGCCAGAAGGTGCACCTGACGCGGTCGGGGATCGTCGTCGACGGCGGGACGCGCGAGGTCACGCTCCGGAGCTCGGTCAAGCTCACGCTCGACGCGCCGCTGGTCGAGTGCACGGGCGACCTGCAGGCGGCCGGCGACGTCTCCGACGAGAGCGGCACGGCGCAGACGCTCGCGGCCATGCGGACGACGTTCAACACGCACACGCACTCCGCGCCGGGCGTCACGAGCGGCCCGTCGACGCTGCCGGTCCCCCCGCCGGACTCGCCACCGATGTAGGGCCGGGTTCCCTACACTTCCTCGCCGGGAGGGCGCGAACGTGGACCTACTGCTCGAGCTGCGCGACGACGGCGAGGGCGGCGACCTGGTCGTCCAGGCCGGCGACTTCGTGCTCGGCCGGCCGCTGCGCGGGAACGTCTTCGGCTCGCTCTTCACCGACGCGCGCCGCGAGGACGAGCTGCCGGTCGTCGCGACGACGCGCGACCGCGACCCGCGCGGCTACTGGGCCGAGGACGCCGGCGACCGCTTCGGCTCGCGGCTCTGGCTGCGCGACCCCGGCAAGATCGTCCCGAGCCTGCTCCCCCAGCTCGAGCAGGACGTCCGCGACGCGCTGCAGTGGACGCTCGACTCCGGCGTCGTGCGCGAGCTCACGGTCAGCGCGGAGCGCGTCGGGT